TGATGTAGACGGAGATAGTAATACAATAAACTTTACAGGAAGCGGATATGCAGGCGGATATTTCTACCTCGACCAAACAGGTAACAGCAGAACATTTAATATCATACAATCGTCAACGCTTGCAGCAGACTGGTTACGAATTAATTCTACTGGTTCTAACGGTACTATTTGCGTCGTTCAAAACGACGGCGGAACAACTACCAGCTGTTGATGTAGGAAACATATCTGAACTATCAGGTTCTGCTAGAGTTTTAAGAGAAAAACCGTATAATGCCGAGTTGGATTTTGACATCCAACAAAACGATGAAGCTATAACAACGAATGGCCGTATGGCTATTACGTTCTTAGATGATTCAAAAGTAAAATTAACGGAACACTCTCAACTAACGATAGATGAATATATCTTTGACCCAAATCCTAGCAAATCTAAAATGGCTATCACCTTTGGTTTGGGTACGGCTAGATTTATTACTGGTTCTTTAAATAAAATTGATAAGTCTAATATAGACCTTAAAACCCCTACCGCTAATATAGCAATCAGAGGAACAGACTTTACAGTTACTGTAGACGAAACAGGTCGTAGTTTATTAATACTTTTACCAGATGAATTTGGTAACGCCAGCGGCGAAATATTGGTAACAACTGCGATGGGAACTGTTACCCTTAATAAACCTTACGAAGCTACAACCGTAGACGTATTTGAAAAATCTCCAAGCTCTCCTGTTATTTTAGATCTTACCTTAGATATTATTGACAATATGCTAATCGTAAATCCGCCTAAAGAAGAAGTCGTTTTAGAGGAAACAGTACAAACGCAAAAGAAAAACATATTAGATTTTAACGATTTAGATATAGATTACTTAGAAGAAGATTTTTTTAAAGAAAACGAGTTAGAGTTTACCGAGTTAGATATAAATTATCTTGACGTAAACTTTTTAGAAGATTTACTAGATGTTATAGATGCTTTACAAGAAATAAAACAAGAAGATCAGTTGGCCCAAGATGCTACATCTATAAATTTAGTTGGTACTAATTTAGGCCAGGACTTAAATACGCAGATTACATCTTACGTAACTGGAGAAATACTTACTTTGATGAGAAGTGTTAGCGATGCTGCTAGAGTAGATATAGATTCATCTGGTAGCTATACTGTTATTTTTATTCAAGATGGCGTATCTAGAATAATAAAAGTAAACGGAGGAACGGGTAGTACAATAAAAATAACCCAAAGTAATTAATAAATAATATGAATAAATTATTATTACCAATACTTATAATACTGGGATTGCCTTTAGTATTTCAAAGTACGCCTACCGAAATATTAAAACTAAAAATATTTGACGCTTTTGTTCAAACGCCAGAACCATCTGGTTACTTTACTATTTTAAATATTACCGAAGAAGATATAGACGCAGAAGGCGGTTGGCCTATACCCAGACAAAGATTGGGAAATATACATGCAGAACTAATAGAAAAAGGTGCTTTGGGTGTAGGTTGGGTTGTTAGCTTTCCGCATCCCGATAGATTTGGGGGCGATAGATTTTTTGCAGAGTCCTTAAAGTATGGTACATCTATTTTGGCTTCATTTGAATACCCAAATCAAATATACCCAAAAACAGTTGGTACGGTCATCAAGGGACCTGATGTTGGTGGTATGCTAGCAAAGGGTGTGGTACAGAATACTCACAAACTTAGAAACGACTATATACAAGAAGGTATATCTGCTGCACCCACCGATCTTGATAATCTGGTTAGAAGAATCCCTTTATTGTTTAGAACCCCAGACGGATACGTAAGTTCTTTTGGTACAGAAGTATTAAAAAGCTTAGCAGGAGCAAAAACCTATATTATTAAAACCAACGAGCTTGGTATTGAGGAAATTACTGTTCAAGGATTGCCTCCTGTTAAAACTGATAGTCTTGGTCGTAAGTGGATTAGTTGGGTAAAGACTCCAGAAACTAATTTACAAGAAATGGATGTAGAAGGTAAGTTTGTTTTTCTTGGTATAACTGCTCCTGGAATTATGCCTCAAGTTGCAACTCCGGCTGGATTATTAGAGCCACATAAAATTCAAGCAGCATTATCTGAGTCAATTCTTATTCAAAACTCTCCAAGAATACCAGAATGGCATTTAGCAGCCGAAATTTTAATTTTGGGAATTTTTATCACCCTGACGTGGCTCACAATCAATTATCTTGGTGTAGTTAAGGGTCTAAGTATCGCTACAATTTTACTCTTCACCACGGGCTTCTCAGGCGTTTTTAGCATTCAGAAGGGCATTTTATTGGATTTTTCATGGACTTTTATCTCTCAAATCATAACTTCTACCGTTGCTTTCTATATAAACTACAAAAAACAATATAAATTGCGTCAACAGATCAAAAAACAGTTTGAACATTATTTAGATCCAAGACAAGTAAAACAATTACAAGACAATCCTGAGTTATTAAAACTTGGTGGCGAGAAAAAATATTGCACATTTTTATTTACAGACGTTAGAGGTTTTACATCTTTATCAGAAAAACTAGAACCAGAAGAAGTTACAGATATAATGAACAGAGTGCTTACTGAACAAGTTAATTGCATTCAAGCTCATGGTGGTATGGTTGATAAGTTTATAGGCGACGCATGTATGGCCATCTTTAATGCCCCCCTTGAAATAGATGACCATGAAAAACGTGCCGTCGCCTGTGCCCAAGATATGCGTACAGCGATTCGCATGTTACAAAAAGAATTACCTGAACCTATTGCAATTGGTATTGGTGTAAATTCAGGAGAAGCAGTAGTGGGCAATATGGGATCTAATACTAGATTTGACTACTCAGCTATAGGTGACGCGGTAAATACAGCAGCTCGTCTTGAGTCTGCAACGAAAGAAGCTGGTGTTGACATACTAATTGGTGAAGCTACAATTAAGAAAACGCAAAATGGTGTTTTTCATAAAAAAATATACGTAAAAGGAAAAAAGAAACCGTTAAAGGTTTATACTATATAAATGGCGACAACAAGACCAACAACATTAACTGTAGCGGCAGATCTTGCCAAGCATGAGGCCCAATGTTCTGAGCGTTGGAAGACAGCCTTTAATGAATTTGCTGATATAAAAAGCGAAATATCTTCTATTAATAATACAATCAAAATGACAACCTTCGGAGTATTTGGCTTTATAGGTGCTCTAGCTATAGCCTTAGTATCTGTTCTACTATGAAATTTAAAGGATTATTAAAAAACGTTGTAGGCGCAGTAGCTCCTACACTTGGTACAGCTTTGGGTGGACCTATGGGCGGTATGGCTGCGAATATGATATCCGAAGTATTGGGAGTTCCAAATAATCCCAGATCTATTGAAACAGCAATTCAAAATGCAACTCCAGAACAAATGCTACAGCTTAAAAAAGCTGAAAAAGACTTTGAGATAAAAATGAAAGAGCTTGAAGTTGACATCTTTGCTTTAGAAGCGAAAGAAAAAGAAAACGCCAGAGGCTACTTTTCTAAAGACTGGACTGCAAGAATAATTGGTATAGCAACTATAGGTGGCTTTTTAGGTTATATATTTTTGGTTACGTTACAACCGCCAGAACAAAACTCAGAAGCTTTAATTAATTTAGTATTAGGATATTTAGGTGGATTGGCTAGCGCAATTATTTCGTTTTATTTTGGGGCTTCTAACTCAAGCAACAAAGGAGACTAATATGAATATATCTCAAGAAGGCTTATGCCTTATTAAAAAGTTTGAAGGCTGCGAGCTTGAAGCTTATAAATGTGCAGCAGGAGTTTGGACTATAGGTTATGGTTCTACCAAAGGTGTAAAAGAAGGCGATACTATAACTCAGGAAGAAGCTGATCATCTTTTATTAGAAGAGATGAAAGAATACGAAGGATATATAAACGATTTAGTTGAAGTGGATCTAAGCCAAAATCAATTCGACGCTTTAGTATCTTGGGTATTTAATCTTGGTCCAGCTAATTTAAAAGCGTCTACGATGTTAAAAGTTTTAAATAATAAAGAATACGAAGATGTGCCTGCGCAAATGCAAAGATGGAATAAAGCAGGCGGAAAAGTTTTAGAAGGTTTGGTAAGGAGAAGAAACGCGGAATCTCTACTATTTGAAGGCAAAGAGTGGGGAAAAATATAAGGAGATAAAATGCCACATGCTACAACGCGTATTGCGTTAGCAGGTGAATATTTGGCAGCGTCATATTTGATGAGATATTGCGACTCTGTTATTTTAGCTCCAGCAGGTCATCGTTCCGATTTAATTTTAGACCATCAAGGTCAACTCTATAAAGTACAAGTAAAGACTACAAACAGCACCTATAAACGCAGGGGAGCTGATTATTATCGTTGGGAAATACGAACCAGCAAAAGAACGCAAGATAACATTAGACAAAATAAAATGGTAAGATATGGAAACGGGCAAATAAATATGTTTTGCCTTGTTGCCTTGCCTATTAATAAGGTTTTCTTTATTCCTTATACAGAAGATGGAAACCAAACAGAGTATGCAAAGACAGCAAAAAAATTAAAAGAGATTGACTCAAAAGAGTCTTTGATTAAAACTTTACTAACAATAAATAAAATACCAGAATTAGAGCCTTTAAATGACCTTACAGAAAGCAGTATTTAACCCAGGTATCAACAGAGAAGGTACCGATTATAGTAACGAGGGCGGTTGGTTTGACGTCAACTTAGTTCGTTTTAGAAAAGGATATCCAGAAAAATTTGGCGGATGGACCAAAAATACTCCTAATAGTTTTCTTGGAACTTGCAGAGCTTTGCATCCTTGGGTTGCTTTAGAAGGAACTAAATACTTAGGACTTGGTACTACTTGGAAATATTATATAGAAGAAGGCTCTAACTTTAACGACGTTACGCCTATAAGAACTACTACAGCAGCAGGAGATGTTACCTTTGCCGCAACAGATGGATCTTCAACTATTACTGTAAGTGATACTGCGCATGGCGCAGTTAAAAACGATTTTGTTACGTTTTCAGATGCAGTAAGTTTAGGTGGCAATATAACAGCGGACGTTTTAAACCAAGAATATCAAATAGTATCAGTAACAACCGACACTTATACCATCACAGCTAAAGATACTAACGGCGATACTGTAACGGCAAACTCAAGTGATACAGGAAATGGAGGCTCAAGTACCGTAGGAACCTACCAAATAAACGTAGGACTGGATGTATATATACCTGGTACTGGTTGGGGCTTAAACGGTTGGGGCGAGGGAACCTTTGGTTCTGCTACAGCTTTATCTGTAATAAACCAGCTAAGACTTTGGACGCATGATCACTTTGGCGAAAACCTAATAATGAATGTTAGAGGCGGTGGTATCTATCAATGGACAGAAAATAATGGTACCGATACTAGAGCTGTAGACATGTCTAGTATATCAGGAGCTAACTTGGTTCCAACCGTAGGCTTACAAGTTATTACTTCTGAAAAAGACAGACATTTAATTGTATTGGGAGCAGATCCTTTAAATGATGCAGGTACAGCTAGAACCGGTACAGTAGATCCGATGCTTATAGCTTTTTCTGATCAAGAAGATAATTTACAGTTTGAGCCTTTAATTACTAATACTGCTGGTTC